TAACTTGTAAATCATATGTACCCCGGGGTATCATGAATACTTTTCAAACCGCTCCATATAATTATTGTCAGTGAGAAAATTCATTTTTACTTACCTTTTCTTAACATGTATATACCATGTTTTTTATTCACGATAAATTATTTGTCAATCATTTAATATCAACGATTAATAGTAATATTTCAATGGTAACGTTGAATGGTAACACTATGTTTAAAATGTTACTATTCAAATTCATTAAAACAATCTTCTTTTTTTAAAAGTGTGTTGCAGTATAATATCCACAACACACTTTATTATTAGCCTTTTTTTATTCTAGTAAAGCCTTTATACATTGCTACTGATCCACCAGTAAATACACTTCCTCTATAACACACTTGACCTGATTTAAACTTGAAGTCCCTGCTTTCTTGTACCTCAACTGGAGAGAATATAGGCATTTCATATCCTAATAACTTTCCATATGCCATACAATAAGTTTCTGAAGCTGTATCACTATCTGAAATTGCTGGGCAAGCACTATTTAATATAAAGTTAACTGAATAGCTGTTTGATGATGATATAGTCCCCATATTACCATTAAAGGTAATGTTATATAACTTTTCACCTGTTGAAGTTCTTACCGCTGCAAATGCTGCTAAATCTTTTTTATTTAATATTAAGTAACAATTGCCTTCTATATCTTCATCACCACCGTATTTAAATACAATAGTGTCAAGAGTATCAGCATCAATTTCTGTAATCTCTATATCTGAAGCAGTTGGAATAACATTGCTTGGAGCATTAAAGATACCCTTTATTTGGTTTTCTCCACCTACTCCTATTAAAAGTTGTTTTGCTATCTTTTTTCTTAAGGCTATATTTATAGATTTGGCAACCTCTACTTGATATGCTGCATTAGGAAGTTTTACAGATTCCTCTGACATTTCGCAATATGCAGTAATTTTACATTTTCCTATAGATACATAATCCATTATTGGATCTGCATCGGTGTAATCTTCATTTTCTTCTGTGTAGTCTCCTTCACCATAACCTATCACAAAGCCTTTTTTATATGCTTCTCCGCCTGGTAACGGTACAGCCTTAACTAAATCTATTATTGAAGACACTTGGTTAAATGTTGGATTTAAAGTATTACTTGTTTGCGTTGGAATTATCAATGAGTCACTTGATATGGTAACAGCTCTTAATTCAGCTAATTCCTTCATATCAAAATTAACCGCTCTTTTCTCTTTTAAGTCTTGTCCTCTTTTCTCATACAATTTATTAATTTCCTGTTGATTTGAGATATTACCACCTCTTTGGCTTAAGTTATCATTTTCTGAACCATTTCCAGTTACATATGTTCCTAAAACATTTAATTGACTTGAATGTTTGATTCCTCTTGATGTCCAGTCTGGTGTCCAGTCCTTAGGACCCATTGATGCAATATTAGGATCAACGTAATCCTCTCTTTCCACTTCATTTTTTATCAACATATCAATTTTTCTTAATTCAGTTTCAATTGTATCAAGTTCTTCCTTTGTCTTAACTGAGTCAATATTCGCCATTATAGCTTTTCTTTTTTCTTGTAATTCCATTAATTTATTCATTATTTTAAATCTCCTTCATATTTGTATTTTAGTTTGATCTTCCTTCTCTGCAAGTCAAAGCTATCCAGCTGCTTAAGACTATTCTCCAACAATCCAAGACTCCTAGCATAAACGGAAGTTGTATCATAAAACGGGGTATCCACCACGCTTACATCAAATAATTTTTTTATAGCTATTACTTCTCTTATAACTTCTGTGTCATTTCTTCTAGTCCATGTATCTCCTTTATCAGTAATAGTAAAGGCAAAGGACATTTTATCTATTAATTCTGCTTGAATTGCTTTATATATGTCTCTATTACTCTGTATATCAATCAATTCAGCTCTTATTTTTAAACCAATATCATCCTTGATAAGCTGCAAGCTTTTATTTCTCGTTCTGGCCATAATACACCAGGTATCATTGTGGTTATATCTTAGCGGAACATCTATCATATCAGTGTTATCTAATGCCCCTCTTTTTATAATCTCAGTAAACTTATATCCGTCATGTTCATGTGTAGCCGGCTGCTCGTATACTATTGCATAACCTTCAAGTATCATTTTACCTTCACTGCTATCTATAGGTTTAAATTCAGCCATTCTTATCTCTTTATGTGATTTATTGATATTACTAACTTCCATGACAACCCCTACCATTCAATTTATTTTTTAAAAAATAAAAGCCAATCAACAACATACATTAGTATGTGTTAATCGGCTCTGAACTCTAGTCTTTTAAGACTTTGGCTTCTGGCTCTACAATATTTAATTTACCTCTATTATATCATAATTTTTCTATTTACACCAGTATTTTGTATATAATTTTATTCAATATGACATAATTTATACTAAAGGTGGTGATCTAAGTGCCTAGGAAAAAAGATATTAAAGTAACGTTTGAGTTTAAGAACAAAACAAAAGAACAGGTTAGCGTAATTCTTGCTCAAGAACTTGCAAAGATGATAATTAAGTATAATATTACCCCTGCTCAATTAATGGCAAAACGTAATGAAGAACGCCCTATTAATCACGATTAGGTGTTGGTATCACTAATGCCTATTTCTCTTTTTAAAAGATATTATAATTTATCCTAAAGTGGTGATTCAAATGATTAAGAAAAAAATAAAATTTTCAATGGTTTATGAAACTAAAACTCCTCAGGAATTTTCAGAAATATTAGGAGAGGAACTAGCTAAATTGATTATCAAAAATAACATTCGTCTAGATACCTTGATGAAAACTAAAACAGCTAAAGAAATTCCTGCTATTCACGGTTAAGCATTAGTACTACTAAGTCTACTCATACTATTCCTCTTTTATTTTAAATTGCATGCTCTCTTCATTATCTTTTTCCAAATCTTGAAGTACTTTAAGTGGTATTTCGCCGCTTTTAATCATTTCCTCTACTAGTATCGTGAAGGCTTTGCATGCTGCTGGAATCGCTTCTGGGTTCATTATTTCTGCTTTCATCTGTTAGCCTCTTTTCAAATTTACTTTATAAGTTTAATATAAATTATACTTACCTAATATCGTCTTTATATTCATAGCTTATATTTTTATATATTCATACTTTGCAAATGTAATTTATCTTTCTTATCCTTAATAGTAACACACTCATATAATCCATAATATTTATAATTAAAGCTGTTATTATAGATTTTTTTCATTGTTAATTCGTGCAATTTTTCAATATTAGCATTAGCTCCAATATGAAAAAAATTAGCTTTACATAAATACCCATTAGCGTAAAACGTGCTTGTACTACTTCCATTGAGTCCTGTGGTTATACCACTTCCAAATTCATAACCATTAATGTATATTAGCTTTTTGTCATTGTCAATTATATGTTCAAGTTCTCTAAACTTCTTTTTATAATCGGACATAGTCTGTAATAGTATATTTTCAACTTCCTCATAAGATTTACATTTCTTAATTCTTTTATACAAATCAGTATGCTTAAAACTTCTCCAAGACTTATGACCATTTGGTAGGTCTAAATATGCTAATACACCTAAAAATATTGGACTACCATCAAGGTGTATATTCTTCAAATCAAATACACCCTCATATTTTTCAAAGACATAAGCATGTATTAATTCATGAGCTATAATATCCTTTATTCTTCTCTTGTAATATTTCTTAAAACTTCTACTAATAATATAGTTATTTACACTATTTTCACTTACAAATATATGGTGTTTATATATAAATTTCTTTGTTTCTTCATTTTCATATAATCCTACTGTGCTGCCTTCCATTTTTCTTAAATCTATATCTATAGGACCATATAATAACTTTGTCCGCTTTCCTGGAAACATTTTTTTCTTAAGTTCTCTTATTACTTGCAATAAGAGTTTTTCTAATAAATTTTGATAAAATCTATCGCTCAATATATCACCTTACCTATATACTGGGTATCCTTAATTTTGAGGATACCCAGTTATTAATCTTTATTTAGCTAAAATATTAAAATGTAAATATTTCAGAATCTTTATTAGCTCTAATTAATCCTTTCCCTTTACAAGATGTCATTAATCCTTTACCTTTTATAATCCTATGAAGGTATTTAGATCTGTAACTTGCTGTTGAACCAGAAAGAAAAATTATATGCTTTATTCCATCATAAATAAAACCCATTCCATGACATGTATATAGTTTTTTATATTCTGATACTGATATATCGTACCTCTTTCCTTTATATTTGAATTTACACATTTTAACACTTTCCTTTCACATATCTATTTGTTAACTATTGAGTATTAAATTAAGTGGAAATACGCTTTAGTACTTTAAGCCATCTAGACTCTTATTCTCGCTTTAGCTCCTGAGCTTAATTTCCTATTACCACCATCATAGTTATAAAAGTAATAACCATTATGCTCTGAGCTGTGTTCTATCCTGCCATTTTCCCATTCATCATATTCTGAATTATACATTTCAATAGGATAGCCACAGGTGAGTTCAGTATTATTTAATTCAAATCTATCTCTAAGATTAATATTTAAATATCCTTCTTTAGCAGGCTTTAAGAAATGCTTTATTTCTCTTATAAATCCTGCTATCTCTTCAACAACTTCCTCTAGAGCTTTTAATGCTTTAGCATCCTCAAACTCCTTATATTCTGCATTAGCATATATTCCTTTTAAATCACACAAGGTTTTTTCTGCTATTGATAAAGCTCTTTTATACTCTTTATTCATAAAATTTACTCCCATCCTCTTGATTTTTTCATTCCAAAAGGGTAGAATGTAATTGCGAGTTACGTTCGTTCCCTTTCGGAATGGACTTTTTTTATTGAATTTTATTTGTAACCTCTATTTCTGACTTACACTTTTTACATTTACAGAACACACCCGAAATTGCTTTACTCTTATCAACTTTTAATAACTTTTGTGAACAAATAGGGCAAATAAACCAATCTACTTTTAACTTATTTATTACCAGATTTTCCAACTCATTACCTCCTGTATAATAATGATTCTGTTGATATAGAATTAATCTTTGCAATATCGCTTCTAAGCTTATCTCTTTCTCTTGTAACCTCTTCAAGTTCTTTAAGCAGCTTTCTTCTTTCTAATGGAGAAAATTCTGTTAATTGAACACCTTGTAATTCAGCTATATACTTTGGCGAAAATCTTATAACCGGCAATCCCTTTACAGGTGTAATTATCTTATCCTTTATCCAGTTATCAATAGATCGTTCAGTAACCTGTAGTATATCAGCCAACTGTTTCTTTGTTATGAATCTCTCTTCCAAGCTAATACCTTCCTTTTTGATTTTTATTTGTCGTGCTAGTTTTTAACATTTCAAGTTTTCGCAAATACTCGATATCTAGTTTGCTAATCTCCTTAACATCAGTTTTTGTTTTTTTTACTGACTTCTTAGATTTCAGATTTTCTTTAATTGAATCCAATAAATTTTCTGTCTCCTTACTACTCAGTGGTTCTAATAACTCAAGTAAATCTTTTTTAAAGGTTTGAATATTCATAATAACTTATCCTCCTTTTAATCTCTGATTATGGAAATTACAAACTTACATCATACCTTTCAACTTTTCTAATATCGCCAGCAATTTTCTTGCCAATCAGCTTTTTTAATTCTAGATTATTACACTTAATATACTTTTCTGATACCCTCTTGATAATTGCATATAACTTATCATCCAATTATATTTATCACTTCCTAATATAAACTTTGATTCCTTTCTAGTTTCTTTTAATACTTCCAATTTGAATAACCTGACTTTTGTGAATACCTTAGATAAGCTGTTCCACATTCTCCAGTATGCCGATTCTTTAATACTATAAGTTCAAATGCATCCGGGTTAAAATCCGCATTTGGTATACTATAATTTAGCTTACCTTCATTAAATAATTCTGCTGTTTTAACTGGATTGTTGAAAACTAAGTTTCTATACAGAGCTATAATGTAATCACTATTTTGTTCAATAGATGAAGAGGATTTAATATCTTTTAGGTTAGGTCTTTTATCTTGCTGGCTGTCAACCCCTCTATGTGATTGAACTATTAAAAATATGATAGCTCCTGTTTTTAAGGCTACTTGCTTTAGATC